GAGACGATGGTCGCCGCACTCCGCACCCTCGATGCCATGATCTCCGCTCTGCCGGTGGAACTGAGAGGCAAGATCGGCGGCATGGTGAAGATCGCCACGCTCACCGAACCGGGTGCCATGGTCAACGAACTGGAGACCCGGCTCAAGAGGCTCGACGACGTCCTCGAAGCGCACCTCAAGAAGGAAGCGAACGACGGAGTCAAGAAACTCTTCGAGATCGCCAAACCCGCCAAGGACGAGTCTGGCAAGGCCCGAAAGGGCAAGGCGGGTGCCGACATCCACGACCTCTTCGAGACCGTCAAGAGGGCGAAGAAACTCTGGAGCGTAGACGACGCAGAGGCACATGCCCTCGGACTTGAAGCTATCGTCGCCGCAGGCAACCTCACCCCGGAGGAAGAAGCGCACAAACTCCTTGAGGCGGAACTGGTGCGGATGTTCGGCGGATGGAACGACGTCTACGCAGACTCGGGCAAGGTTGATAAAAACGGTCGTCCCATCAAGGTCAAGGTTCGCGACGGCGCAGGAGCGGAGCGCAGGAATGCCGCCCTCGACCTCGCCACCGATGTCTGGAAGGCGGGCTACCTCGATTACCAGACCAAGAAGAAGGCAGAGGCAGATCGGCGAGAGCAGCAACGCACCTCCCTTCGAGTGGCGACCGGCAAGGCGGGACTAGAGTCTGAGACTCGAAAGGCCGAGGCTATCGGGTTGACCTGGGCGGGAGGAATGAAGGAGAAGTTCTTCTCCCTTCTCAACTTTGAACAGTTGGTCACCTGGGTCTTCGGTGACAATGAGGTGGGACGGTGGTTCATCAACGAGCAACGCCGCGCCGAGAACCAAAAGATCGACGAGGTTCAACAGGTCGCGGACGGCATCGAGGATCTCTTCACATCCCTCGCAGGAGGCAATCGGTTCGCCGGGGAGAAACTCCACTACGAGATGACCCAACGGAGCCTCACCGCAACCTCTGAGACCGGCGACGTCGTCCCCCTTTCCGAACTTGAAGCGATCTCTGCGCTCCTCATGTGGATGCAGGAGGACGGCAAGAGGCATCTCAAAGGCAAGCGAGACGAGAACGGTAAGATCGTCTCGAAGTGGGCATACGGGCAGGACTTCATCGACGAGATCTACTCGAAGCTTTCAAAAAACGGATACAAGGTGCTGACCTTCCTGATCAACCAATACTCACAGGAGTATGAACCCCTCAATGCGGTCTACAAGGAGATCTACGGCATCAACATGCCGAGGAACGCGAACTACTCACCGCTCCTGGTCAAGCCCCAGCAGGCAGGCAATGGGCAGACCGTTGACCCCACTACCGGCAACACCGTGTCTGCTGGATCGTTCACACCAGGATCCCTTCGCACTCGCGCACAGGTCTCGGCTCAGCCTGACTTCCGCGACTCCATCGCGACCTACTTGAGCCATAAGAAGCAGATCGCTCACTGGAAAGCGAACGCAGTGCTGATGCGCGAGGCGAGCGGAGTGATCGGCAACCGTGATCTCGGCGACTCCGTCTCGGCAGCGAGTGGCAAGGAGGCAGTGAAGATCCTGCGAAAGTGGATCGACATGATCGCACAGGGAGGGAACCGGGATGCGGCGGCAGGCACTGCCCTGGTAGACCTCTACGACCGCATGGTGGGCAGGTCAGCATCAATGGCACTGGTCGGTCGAGTCGGCACCCTACTGATTCAATCGACTCAACTCATGGCCGCAAGCGCAGCAATGCCAACGGGAGCGTTCGTCCTGCGCTTGTCGAAATTGCTCACCGGCAACCTCCAGTGGAGGGATGCTCTCGACTCGGCCTACATGCAACGCAGGCTCAAGGCCGCGCCGGTCCACGTTCAACTCGCGATGGAAGGACTGCGAGCGTCCGAGCCGACCCGTCTGAAGCATGCCGTGAGGAAGACAGGGCAACTCCTCTCAGCGACAGACGCAAGGTTCACATCAGGAACCTACGCCATCGTTTACGACTACCAACTGAAGCAGGCGAAGAAACGAAAAGCATCAGATCCCGTCGCCGAGGCTCATGCGGAGACTGAGCGCATCGTCGAGAACCTTGCCCAGCCCACACGCATGGGCACCCGCTCTTTCTACGAAATTTCCGCGACATCCCCAATTGCGAAGCTTTCCTGGGCATTCGGGTCGGATGCGAGAAAAAACTTCGCGCTCCTCGGCTACACACTGGCGAAAGGCACCAACGCGGAAAAGGCCCGAGCTTTCCTCTTTGTCGTCCTCCTCAATGGAGTGCTCGCCGGGGTGGTCCGCAACGCATGGCGAGACCTGCGAGATGACGAGGATGAAGAGGTCTTCGACGAGAAGTATTGGTCGGTTCGACGCATTGCGCTCAGTGCCTCGACCGACTGGCTTTTCGGGTTCCCTGTAATCGGCGAGGAGATCCAGGGAGCGATCTTTGCTGCCGCAGGGGAATACCGACCCGACTCCGGTCTGTTCTCCTCCATCGCAGCAGCACCGGGTGCCTTCAAGAACCTCTTCATCGACTTCGATTCGACCGACGTCCTGCGGGATGTCGAGAAGATCGCCTCTGCCATCGGCCTTTTCAACGACTCTGCCGCCGCAGGAGTCTCCGTTCTCCATGTCATCCGAGACGTCTTTGACCTCGGATCCAACCTCATCCCCGACTGACCATGCTCGCATCGACCACAACCCAGCAATCCTTCGACGGTAACAACTCGACCTCCAACCCCTACGAGATCTCTTTTCCGCTCGCAGCAGCAGCAGATATCGTCTGCATTGAGACAAACTCAGCAGGGACCAAGACCACTAGGTCTTGCACCCTCACGCCCTTCCTCGACGGGAATGGTCGCATCACCGGAGGGAATGTGAGAACTACGGTGAACGCGATCCCAATCACATCCACTGTCCTGATCAAGCGGGTGACTCCTCGGGAGCAGACCACCAACATCACCCAGGGTTCCAGACTTGGTGCCGAGGCACTGGAGTCTGCTCTCGACCGGCAGATGATGATCCTCCAAGAGATCGAGCGAGACTTCGATGCGCGGCTCGATGCCCTCGAAGCGTAAATTTCCCGCGAAAAGTTACGCTTGACGTTCGGATCTTTGTCTCCCTCCCATGAACCATGAAGTTCACCGTCTGACCACCCCACCACTATGAATCCCATCTACCTCGGCTTGATTCGTCACCTCCTCACCATGGGGGCTGGAGCACTCGCATCGAATGGCGTCATCTCATCCAACCAGACCGAGATCGTCGTTGGATCCGCCATCGGAATCGTTGGAGTGATCTGGTCGGTCATCGACAAAAAGCGGGCCGCGAAAAAGCTCGAAGATGCACTCCACTGATGAGTGCTGTTGTCGTTGCAATTGATGAGGCGATCTCGAAGCTTCAAGAAGCGAGGTCACTGCTCTCGACCCCAGTTCGACCGGCGTACGCGGAGCCGGTCAAGGGCGGGATCTTCCCCCCTTCCAAGATCACCCTCCCCCGCGACAATGCGTCGAGCCTGTCTGCGTTCTATGGTGCCCCTAGCGCAAGCCCTTCATGGTTGGCATGGTTCTCGTTCCCGCACCCGGAGACGCGTCTCTACTCACGCACAGGATCCCTGCTGAAAAGCTACATCGGCGACTCGCGCCTCGATCACCGGACACACCAACTGCTCGCCGACCGTCTCACCAATGCGCTCGCTGAGATCTACCTCGTCCTCGGGGAGGCTGAGTTCGAGAAGGAGGGGTGGCACGTTTACGGGGGATCGCACAACTACCGTCCGACGACCTCGGGCGGAAGACTCTCGACGCATGCATGGGCCGCAGCAGTGGACATGAACCCGAACGAGAACACGTTCAACCAACGGACGACGACCTTCTCGGATCGCGCCATCGACATCATGGAGCGGTGGGGATTCCTCTCCGGTGGTCGAGCCTGGGGCAAGGACTGGATGCATTTTCAAGCCGCAGTCCCGTCGATCTCTGCCGGTAGCTACTACGCGAATCACGGTCTGCCGACCAACATCGTCACGGAATGACCGCACCCCTCCTCGTCCTGCTCACCTGTTGCGTGTTCACGCTACTCTGGGGAGTTTTCCCGGACGATGACGACGACAACTCGGACTTCCCTTACGGGTATCGATGAGGGGTCCGCGCACATTCGCCCGCTCCCTCCCAGCCTGCTGCTGCGTCCCTACCATCCCCTTCGTCTGCTCCCTGCACCGGGGACCAAAGGCGCAGAGCATCGTGGAAGCTGAAGGTCTCGACGACTGTCCATGGGATCCCGATGCGCTCCCGGAGCGTCTGCGAGGCTACGGGCACCGAGGCGCGGACCAGGACGGATACGACGGGTCCGAGTGGATCCCTCCGCAGCAAGACCTGGAAGCGCAAATGATCGAAGCGGCGCGGGTGCTGCTCGATGCGGAGGTTATCCCCATGCCTTGTTGATGTCCTCGTCGTTCGGAATAAGGTGCCCGTAGTGACGCTCCACCACTGCCATGCCGTCTCCGAGCCACCGGGCGACCTTGTAGGCTGACACGCCAGAGGAGACCAGTTGGGACGCGAAGGTGCGGCGTAAATCGTGGAACGTGCATTTCACCCCGACCTCTTCGAGCAGATCGGTGAAGGGTCTGCGGAAATCCCACCGGTATCGACCTGCGCCAGCAACCACATCAGGACGCACGATGTAGGGTTCCCGGTCTGCGTAGGGGAGAAGGAATGCGAGGAACTCCTTCGTCAGGGGGATGGTTCTGTTGTCCCTGTCCTTCGGTTGCCAGTCCTTTGAGGCTTGCACATGCAACAGACCGTTCTCAACGTCGAGCCAGTGAGGCGCGACCTGCAAGACCTCTCCCTTGCGGAGACCGCAATGGATCCCGAAATACAAGCACATCTTCAGATCAGGATCGGTGCAGAAATCCAAGAGGTGACGGCACTCCTCCCGAGAGAGGAACCTTTTCCGAACGCGCATCTTGGCTTTCCTCCTCGGGATCCCCTCGCACGGGTCCGTCGAGAGGTGCCCGTGTTCTCGGAGCCACCGGGTGAACCGGGCGAGACTCGCGAGGTAGGAGTTCCCTGTGTCCTGGTTCCTCGCCCAGTGGACATCCATCCACTGCGTCACCTTCGACCGTGTGATGTCGCTTGCATGCTTGATCTTGTAGTCGCGGAAGAACGCTCCGAGCCGGGTCCGCTCTTCAGTCGTCCATGCCGGTGACACTCCCCTGAGAGTCTTCAGAGAGAGGAACTGGTCGAGGAGGGCGACGATATGGTCGGTGCCGGTCATCCATTCGGAAGGGTTCGCGAGAACCTTCATCGCGGCGTTGATCGCGTCTGGTTCATGGTCGGTCCCAAGGTTCACAAACCGTTGCCGACCCTCCCAGGTGAATCGGAACCAGAACCTTTTTCCTCGTTTGAAAACACCGTTCATATGATCATGTCTTAGACTATTGGGTCCGACTGTCTTAGTGGACTGTCTTAATTGGCGCGAAAATAGCACAAATTGCACGCACTAACGACGGGGAATTCCTTGAAAAGACGGGAAAAAAGGCACGCTTTGCGCTTGTGTGAAGCAGGTGCTCTACCCCTGAGCTAACCGAGCTTTGCCTTACTGCTGTAAGGGTTTGAGGCTTTCGGGCCGTTCGACTGTCTTAGCCAAACTGTCTTTTTTGCCTGTCTTTTTCAGCGTCATCCGCGGGAGGGTAGCGCAGAAATAGCACGATTCAAGGACAAAGGCACGACTGGGGGCCAAGTTTAAAAAGTGTTCAAAAAACCACCTACTGCGCCGCGAATGTCCCACCCCTTGCTGTAGGATGTTCCCGTCGCATGAACACACAAATCACACGCCACCTTCCTCAGTGCTCCCTGACTTGGACGATTCCGATTGCAGTCGCTCCTTGAGAAGAATCTCCAACCAGTTGGACAGACTCCGATTGTCCTTCGCGGCAGCCTCCTTTGCTGCGTCCAAGACTTCTTTTCTCAGGGAAATGCTCGTCTGGGTCTTGCCCTCCGAGCGTGCGTGACTCCGTGCTTTTTTCATCAGATTGTAATTTTTGATTACAACGTAATACGGCAAAATACAAAATGTTCAACTTTTTTCTTGACCCTTGCCGTGATACGGCATATTCCTTCCAATCTGTTTATATCAACGAATAATGAAAGTAACCACAACCGTATCACTTGACGAAGCAACGCTCGAAAGAGCGAAGGCATTCGCCGCCGCTGAGAAGCGGTCGTTCTCAAACCTGCTTGAGGTTTGGATCGCCGAGAAACTCCAGAGTCAGGACGAGCACTCCGAACCCGAGGAGGTGGCAGCATGACCTTCAATCCTCGCGATCATCACCTTCTCACGATGAGGGATGCTGCCGCCAAGATTCTCGACGGAGCCGAGGTCTTCGCCTGGGTCAAGTTGGTCGATGGCGATAAACCCGTCGTCGTCCATGTCTCGACTTCCCTGCTGGTCTCCAAGTTTCTCAACGACCCCGATGCGGACGATGTCGAGACGCTCCTCTTCGAGGACTTCGACGGAGACCTTTGGCTTAAAGGAGCGGCAGCATGAAGAGCATCGAGTCCCGCATCTGCTCACAGGCAGACCTGTATCGCACACTCGGTCGCAAGATCACCGACGACGTCATCGCGGCAGGCTGGATCCAGCCACGCGTTGAGCGCAAGGGAGCCGCAGGTCGGTCTCTGTGCATTTACGCCATCGAAGACCTCCGTCGAGCGGAGGCAAGAATTTTGAATGGGGAATACCCCGAACCCAAAAAGAACCACAAATGATAATCATCGAAACATTGCCCGAAAGGGTCATCTACAAGGTGGAATACCTCTCCACCGTCACGGGGAAAGCTTGGCTTTCCGTCGCTCACTTTGAAACGCCCGAAGAGGCAGAAGTCGCCGGTCGCGAAGTGGCTAAGGAGTTCACGGTATCGGCATTCAATCGGATCGTGAAGTTCACCGAGGATGCGGTCTCCACCCCTCGGGAGCAGTCCATCTACTCCAAAGGCTTTCGGGACGGCATGGGAGTCAAGGCAGACCAAGTCCAGCCGACGATCTCCGACCTGGAGATCCGACTCTCGACGGCGACCGACCTGCTGCGGAACGCGATTGCCGCCCTCAACACTCCGTCGTTCTAACCCGCTCCGCACAAACGGGGGGAGCGCATCCGACCAACGCTCAACCAACCACCATGAAAGTCTCAGAATTATTCTCCGGGTTCCTCGAAGCGGAAGACCTCCCTGCCGACAAGGACATCACCCTCACCATCGAGTCTATCCGGGTCGCAGGACCGAAGGACAAAGGGCGCGATGGTCGCATCATCGACAAGCCCATCGTCAAGCTTGGCAAGGTCCAGAAAGAATGGGTCTTGAACAAGACCAACGCTCGCGCCATCCGCCGGTTCTTTGGCAATGAGACTGACCACTGGATCGGTCAGAAGATCACCGTCTATCGCACCACCTGTGACGCGTTCGGAGACCCGAACACCCCATGTATTCGCGTTCGCACTGCAACCCTCTGAACTCCCACCTATGATTCCTCTCGAAGTCTCCCCTCTCGAATACCACTCCCGGCTCAAGCTCGACCGGTCCAACATCTTCTCCCCTGACTCCTACATGTCGAAGAGTCGCCTGTGGGAACTCAACGAGTCCACCCTCTGGAGGTGGAGAAACGCTCCCGAAGAGAAGGAGACCACTACATCGATGACCTGGGGATCGCTTGTCGATTGCATGCTCCTCACCCCGGAACTGACCGCATCCTCGGTGATCATCAATCCGTTCGCCGACTTCCGGTCGAAGGCAGCACAAGACCTCAAGAAGTCCGCGACGGCGAAAGGACAGATCGTCGTCTCCGTCGAGGACATGCGCCTCGCTGAGACTGCGGTTGCGGCAGTGCTTGGTCATCCGGTCGCCGGTCCTGTGGTGCGGAACGCAAAGAAGCAGGTCGTCCTCCTCGGGAAGATCAAAGATGTGCAGTGCAAGGCACTACTCGACCTTGTCCCGGACGGTCCTTGTCTCTACGACCTCAAGACCACCCGCGACCTCACCCCTCGGGGGATCTCGAAGGCGATCCACTCCTTCGCATATCACATTCAAGCGGCATGGTATCTCCGGCTATGGAACCTCTGCTTCCCTGACCAACCCAAGGACCGTTGGAGGTTCATCTGGCAATCGAACACCGCACCCTTCGAGGTCGCAGTGACCGAACTCCCCGCTCACGACATCGACTCTGGCAAGGAGTGGGCGGGCTACCAACTCGACCGGCTCATCGCCGCAACCAAGGCGAATAAATGGCCGGGATTCGGGAACGACAAGGTGACCATGATCGGACGTCCCGCTTATGCCGCGATCCAGGACGAAGAGGATCTCGACGGTCTCGTCTCGGCACCAGGCATCGACGGAGGGGTGGCATGAGTAAGCACATCTCCATCTACCATCCCGAACTCCTCGGGCAGGCGCGGGTCATCCGCCTCAACCTGCGAGCAGTTCGATCTCTCCTACCGGAGCACAAGATCAAGGACTTCGAGCTATCTCAGAAACTGCGCGATATCCTTCAACGCAGGCTCGATAAATACACCTCCCTCGGGGGGAAGGTCGATACCTCGGGAGGCATGGACGAAAAGCCGGAACATATCCGGCCCGCGACCATCAGGGGGGCGAGACCTGCCCGTATGGTGGGTGGGGTGATGCGACCCGCAGAACCCCGGCGAGTGATCCCCGCGAAACTGATCCCCGCCAAACCGGGCAACCCTCCTAGCATCGACCATCTCCCGTCGCATGATGTCCTAGACCGGATGTTCGGAAAGGGGGGGCGATGAACTTCGATTCCTACCTCGACCCACCGGACCACCCGGAGCCACCGGACTGGTATGTCATGCTCGAAACCCTTATCGATCAGGAGGATCCGCCAAAATCTGTCGCCGACGCTATCCGCAAAGCGATAGACGCATGGAACCAAGAGCAGAGCGCACAGCACGACATCGATCCGGCATGGGAGCAGAACACAGTCGAGGAACCTCCGCTCGATAATGAGCCACACTGCCCGCACGGTCGGGACTGGGGAATCTGCGATACCTGCGACCACCTAGGTGACCTTGCCCATGATGCTGCGAGGGAGGCGCGTCTTTTCCGATGACATGGATAATTCCCAAATCACTCACATCTCCCTCTGCGCCGGATACGGAGGAATTGATCTCGGACTTCACCGAGCAGTCCGAGGTCTGCGCACGGTTGCTTATGCTGAGATCGAGGGTTTCGCCTGCGCAAACTTGGTCTCAAAAATGGAGTCGCGACTCCTGGACTCAGCACCTGTCTGGTCGGATCTTAAAACCTTCCCTTGGGAAGAGTTTCGCGGGAAGGTGGACCTCCTCTCTGGAGGCTTTCCTTGTCAACCATTCTCCGCAGCAGGAAAACGCGAAGGAGACGAAGACCCTCGGCATCTCTTCCCCTACATTCTGGACGGAGTTAGAAAGTGCGGACCTGCCATTGTTTTCCTTGAGAACGTTGAAGGAATCTTGTCCTCCAGACTCGCAGGAGATGGATGGCGGGATCCTGCCGGCACCCCAGTTTTGCTCCATGTCCTCCGAGAGTTGGAAAGGGTGGGTTACCGAGCAACGGCAGGAGTATTCTCTGCGTCTGAAGTCGGAGCACCACACCAACGGAAGCGCGTCTTCATCATGGCCAACCGCAACGACGAGGGACTACAAGGGCGCATATCGACCCGAATCAATGATCAGGTCCGATGGGAAGAGTCGAGCAATGGACACACTGGATCAGGCAGTGGTCACGGTTGCGTCATGGCCGACTCCGACTGTGGCAGAAGCGGGGAAAATCAGCAACCAACCCAACTATGGACAAGTCGGATTGAGCAATCACCCAGCGATTCAAGGGGAGGTGACGAGAGACAAATACGAGAAACGCAAGAATGGCCATCCCGCCCAGGAGAACCCCAGCATGAGTGGGAACCACCTAGGGTTGTGGCACACTCCGACACAGGCACCGGAGGCCCCAAACACGAACTCCAGGAGAGCAGTCAGGGAGGGGAGGCAGCCGAAAGGGCAGCAACACAGTCTACTGGCTCAAGCGCAGCAGTCATGGCCAACTCCGCAGACAATGGACGTGTTGCCGGTTCGTCCGGTGGCCGAGTTTGCGGAAAGCAATCGGACCCGTGGCGGCAGAAAGAATCGAAAAGCGTTGAGCAATTTGCGCGAGGCAGTGCATTCGCCAGTGTATTTGAGGGAAAGGCAGCAGAACGGGAAGCTCAACCCTCGTTGGGTAGAGACGTTGATGGGTCTGCCGATTGGATGGGTCATGCCCAGTTGTATGTCTCCTGTGACAATCGCACCGACGAACTACGCCTCCTTGGAAACGGAGTGGTGCCGGCAACAGCAGAGCATGCATTCCGAACCTTGCTTAAAAGATTGACATGAGACCCTACCCTCTAGAACACGATGAGCAGTCAGGGGTCTTCCTCTGGGCAGGATGGATGCTCCGCGACTTCCCCGACCTCCGGTGGATGTTCGCCATCCCCAACGGTGGGCACCGAAACATGCTCGTCGCCAAGAAGATGAAGGCAGAAGGGGTCAAGCCTGGAGTGCCCGACATCTTCCTGCCGGTCCCTCGGCATGGGTATCACGGTCTCTTCATCGAGATGAAGACCCAGGACAACCGTCCGAAGACACAGAAGTCCAAGGGGGGTCTCTCCGACCTGCAACGCGAATGGGTCACCGCCCTGCGGGACCGGAACTACAAGGTCGTCGTCGCCTATGGACGCGACGAGGCAGTTACTGAAATCACCACCTATCTCAAGGCATGACCATGGAATCACCCTACGCCGACCAAATCCTCGACCTCCTGTCTGACGGCAACGAACGCACCGTCGAGGAGATCCGCACCGCAATCGGCGCAACCCCGCAGGCACGCATCCACAAGGTGCTGGCTCGACTCCAGACGACTCTCACGATCAACCGTGACACGTTCCGACTTCGGTCGCGGCGCATTACCGGGAAGCTTTACTACTGCGTTCGCCGCGCCGGTCAGAAAGGGGGGGAATGAGGATCCGAACGATCAAGCCTGAGTTTTGGACTCATCCCGTGATGTCCCGGCTCGACGATGCGACCCGGTTGCTCGCCATCGGTCTGCTCAACCTCGCCGACGATGAGGGGTTCTTCTTTGCTGACGAGAGACTGATCCGATCCGCTCTACGACCTTTCGACGATGATTCCTCGATTGTTCGTCGATCCATCGAGAAACTCGCAAAAGCGGGCTACATCGGGGTTCGCGAACACGACAGTCACGGTCCTGTGGGATTCGTCGTTTCGTTCGCCGATCACCAGCGTGTAGACCGTCCTAAACCGTCCTCCATCAAAGACTTATACGATTCGACGATCAATCGACGAATGATCGACGATGAATCACTGCTGGAAGGGAAGGGAAGGGAAGGGAACAGGGAAGGGAAAGGAACAGGGAAGGTGAGCACCTCGACCGAGGGGTTCGACGAGTTCTGGTCTGCCTACCCGAAGAAGACCGGCAGGGGTGACGCCGAGAAGATCTGGGCAAAGATGCGCCCCGACCTCAGTGCCGTCCTCACCGCCCTCGAATGGCAACGCCAGCAGCAGTCCTGGGTCAAGGACAAGGGACAGTTCATCCCAATGCCCTCGACCTGGCTCAACCAGAAGCGTTGGCTCGATGAGCCGACCGCACCCATCCGCACCGACAAACACCTCGCCTTCTGACCGATGACCATTCTGCCCATCACCTACCGACTCTGCGCGTCCTGCGGCACCTCCTTCGAGGCATTCGCCGCATCCTTCCAGGTCGCCGGAAAAACTTTCCCACTGCCGCCGCAACTCCACTGCGACCAGTGCTGCGCCGACTACGACGCTCTCCTCGCCAAGGCATCCGGCCCGCGACCGGCATCCGACCGTGCGAAGTGGGAGACTATTGCCCCAAAAGCATATCAGGGGTTCCTGCCATCGATGCTCCCAGAATCGTCTCTGCACGCTTGTGATGCCGTCTTGCGGTGGTCACCTTCACCAAGGGGCTACGGACTCTCTGGCGCATCGAGGAGCGGGAAGACGTTCATTTTGACCGAACTCATGCGCCGCAGATACGAACTGGGAGACTCCGTCCACATGCCGACCGCATCGGAATTTTCGTATTCGGTGGGGTCCGGCCATGACGGTGACCGGCGTGAGATGATCGCGAAATGCCTTCGGGTCGATCTCCTGCTGCTCGATGACATCGGCAACGCGAGATACACCGACCGGGTCGAGAAGGATCTCTTCCATGTCCTGGAGACCCGGAAGCGGAACCTCCTGCCCGTCTTCTGCACGGTGAACGGGAAAGGGGCAGACCTCGCCGCGACTCTCTCTGAGCACAGTGCGGTGCCCATCGTCAACCGGCTCAGACACGATGTCTGTGAATTTATCGCGATCTGACCATGACCGAAGACCCTGACCTCTTTTCTTGGAGACCTCGGACTCGCGCAGACAAGATTCGCGAGGAGTTCGAGAGGTTCCACGCCGACAACCCCATGGTCTGGGATCTCTTCCAGAGGTTCTCGCTTGAGGTCGTCGAGTCAGGGCGGAAGCACTACTCGGCGAGTGCGATCTTCGAGCGGATCCGATGGCATGTTGAGATCGAGACCACCGGAGAGTTCAAACTCTGCAACAACTACCGGGCATACTACGCACGACTTTTTCACCAGCATCACCCAAACCTCGCCGGGTTCTTCCGAAACAGGGAACTGGTGAGTGCAAGGCGAAGATGACCTTGCAATCCGGCAACTTGTCGCACCCTCTCCCCGAGGAATGAAGGCAACGCAGGACATGCTAAACCCGACTCTGGCAAAGTTCGCCGCGCTCTACGTTAAATACGGGAACGCGACTCGCGCCTATGGGGAGGCACACAACTCCCAGAAGACCGATGATGGAGTCTACCCGAACTGGGTCTCGGTCGAAGGGCATCGCACCCTCAGAATGCCTAAGGTTCGGGCTGAGATCGACCGCATCACCGGCACCAATGCCGCACTATCCACCCTCTCGTCCTCCGAGGTGCTCGACTGGCTTGTCGCCGCTATCACCACCCCGGTTTCACAGATCGGGCCGGATTCGCCCCTCTGCGAGGAATACGTCGTCGAGACGGTCGGTCCCCTCGACAGGGTCAAGTGCAAGAGCGTCTCGAAGATCGCCGCAGTCCGAGAACTGATGCGCCTGACCGGCATGGACGCTCCGCAGAAGGTCGAGATCTCTGCCGAGTCCAGCATCCTCGAAATGATTCAAACGCTCACAGGGGCGAAACCAACGAAGTAAAACACCACCATGCCGAATCTGAATAAAGTGCAACTCATGGGGAATCTCACCCGAGACCCCGAACTCAAGACCACCCAGATGGGATCCTCGATCTGCGACATCGGTCTCGCGATCAACCGCACCTGGAGCAACGACGACGGGCAGAAGCAGGAGGAGACCACCTTCGTCGATGTCACCTTCTTCGGGCGGCAGGCTGAGACCATCGACAAATACGTCCACAAGGGCAACCCGCTCTACGTCGAGGGTCGCCTCAAGCTCGACCAGTGGGAGGACAAGCAGACCGGGCAATCCCGCTCGAAGATGCGCGTCATCGGCGAGTCTTTCCAGTTCCTCTCCTCTGGGAAGGACCGGGCCGATGCGCCACCCAAGCAGGAGCGTCCCGCCCAGGCCGAGGCAGGTCGCTACGAGAATGCCGCGGCACTCCACCGAGGTGAGCAGTCCCCAGATCACGACGACATCCCGTTCTGAAGGCAGATCAACGGTGATGGAGTCCGAACTCAAAGCCCTCCAAGCGCAACTCTCCTCGAAGCAGTGGCGCATGGAGAACCTCTACCTCATCCTCGACGAGGAGGGGCGGATGATCCCGTTCGTAATGAGGTCCGAGCAGAGGCAATTCATGCTCGCCAGACACAACCGGAACTTCATCCCGAAGGCGCGGAAGCTTGGCATGAGCACTTGGATCGTGATCTCGAACCTCGACGACTGCATCTTCAACGCGCACATGAGTGCGGGGATCATCGACCTCACCAAGGATGACGCCTTCGCCAAGCTGGGGTTCGCGAGGTTCGCATGGGCCAACGGTCACCTCCACCCGAACTTCGCCATCGCGCAACTGTGGACGCTGATCAAGCAAGGCAACCCGCTCAGCAAGGATGCCGGTGGAGAGATGCAATGGGCAAACGGCAGCAAGATCACCGCAGGGGTCGCGTTTACCGGGAGGACTCCGCAACGCCTCCACATATCGGAATACGGACCCATCTCCGCGAAGTTCCCCGCCAAGGCGACCGGCATCAAGAGGGGGGCATTCAACTCACTCCCGCCCGGTGGCATCATCGACATCGAGACGACCATGGAGGGAGGTCAGTGGGGTGAGTGCTACAACGTGTTCCAGCTTGCCCTCGAAGCGGCGAAGGTGGAGCAACTCACCGCCCTCGACTGGCAACTCCACTTCTTCCCATGGTGGGGTCACCCAAGCTACACCTTGCCGGGTCTCAAGCCGAGTCGAGCCGAGACGACGGAATATTTCGCCGCCATCGAGAAGAAGCACGGCATCAAGATCCCGCTCGACCGGCAGGCATTTTATGAGAAGCGCAAGGCCGAGCAGGGCGAGGAGATGTGGCAGCAGTTCCCGACCGTGATCGATGAGGTTGACCGGCAGATCGTCCCTGGGCAGATCTACCCGGAACTCAAGTCTGTCCGCGCAGAGAAGAGGGTCGTCGCATTCCCACTGGAGAAAGGCTATCCGCTCTTCACCGCATGGGATCTCGGCTCATCGGACAACATGGCAGGAGCATTGATCCAGCCCGCAGGCAAGGCACACAACTTCCACACCGGGTGCGTTGGAGAGGGTGCCGGTGCTGCCGGGGTCGCCGACGTCATCAGGGCATGGGAGATGGAGTTCGGCCCGATCCAGACACACTTCCTTCCACACGATTGCGAGATCACTGACAAGGGATCCGGCAAGACATACTTGCAGCAGTTGGTCGAGTGCGGCATCCCGAGGAAGCAGATCAGCGTCGTCCCCAGGATCCCTGACACCTGGGTCGGTATCGATGAGGTGAGGCGCATCCTCCCTCATTGCTGGTTCCATGTGAGAATGGATGAGCCGATCTTCTCAGAGATGGGGGCGAAACTGCCGTCGCTGATAGGTCGCCTTGAAGGATACCGAAAGAAGATCGAGGCATCGACCGGCATCGTTCGCTCCGTCCCCGTCCACGACCTGTGCTCCCACTTCGCCGACTCTGTCCGCACCTATGCCGAGGCATTGTCGAGGGGACTGGTCAAGGCGAGCGTCTCGACCGGCAGGAGATCCTCGACTGTCATCGCCGGGTTCCGAGGAGAGGATCAACCAACCCGAAAGAGAGGCACCGTCCTGACATGACCCCATTCGATCTCGCGGCTCAATTCCAAGCAGCAGACCCAGACAACATAGGGCTACATGAGGCAATCGCCGCACACCTGTTCTCCGGGGTTGTCATCTCGACTCCGACTGTCTTCCTCCTGATCCGACCGGTGGACACTCGCTCGAACCACCTCCTCTTCGACGATCCCTGGGTGACGTTCCAAGATCCCGACTGCTGGCATTGCTACCTTGCCGCAGGAGACCCGTCCCAGTTCGGTCGATACATCCCCTCCCCTCTGCCACTCGTTTCCTACGTCCGAAAAAACAGCTTGCGGATCCACCCCTTGGCGCAAACTCCCTTTGGGCATGGGTGGAAAACAGAAACTCGCAAAGGCTCAGTCTCAGGCTAACGCAATCGCCGCGCAGACTGCTCGACAACAGGCAAGAGCGTCTCGTCAAGCTAACCGTGTTGCGGTTCGCAGTGCGCAACAAGATCGTCGAGCGTCTGCTGCTCAGTCTGCCGCCCTCATTGCCGCAGAGAAAGAGTCTGCCGCCGCACTCGCCGCCCTCGACCAGAACCAGAACGTCGAGACGCAATACATCGAGGACGAGGATGCGATGCGCCGCAAGATGGGAGGCGCGGGGAGATCTTCCTACAACTTCGGACGACCCCTTTCCAGCCTGCTGGGTGGAGGGAAGTCCATGCTGGGATGACCAACGCAGTGACCATATTGGAGCGGCAGGCGCAGGCGGATCAGATCCGTCTCGCAATGTGCTCGATCTGGCGCGACGTAGCCACTCACGCCGACCCGCTCAACCGGGAGATCGGTCTCGACGAGGCGACGGGATGGACACCTAGCATCTCGGGACAAGCGGCAATCTTCGACTCAACGATCAAGACTGCTGCCGAGACGTTCGCCGCAGGGTGCATGTCCTGGTTGACGCCGAGCGAGACCAAGTGGTTTGCGTTCAACGCTCCTCGCATGTTTCGAGGTGATGACAAGATCAAGTCATGGTATTCGGAATGCACCGACATCACTGCCGAGGTGCTCGCGAACACCAACTTCTACGCCGAGATCCATGACGTCTACGGGCAGGACGGTCGATATGGCACCTCGGGACTGCACATTCGCGAGAACAGCAAGCATGGTCTGCACTTTGAGGCATTCCAAGTCGGCGAGTATTCGATCCTTGAGAACCACCTTCGCGAGGTGGACACGCTCTTCGCAGTTCATAAACTCTCGGCAAGGGACTGCGCTGACAAGTTCGGTGAGAAGAACCTGCCCGAACAGATCTACAAGTGCCTCGGCGACGTCAAGAAAGCCGACAGAAAGGACTTCGAGATCATCCACTTCATCGGCCCCCGCACTGAGCGGGACCGGTTCAAGAAGATCATGGCGCATGCCCCCATTGCGTCCATCTGGATCCACAAGCAATCCAAGACCATCCTCAAGGAGTCAGGGTTCAACGAGTCACCGTTCGCAGTCCACCGGCACCTCAAGTGGGGACGATGCCCCTATGGTCGCAGTCCCGGCATGGAGGCACTGTTCGATGCGCGGCAACTCAACTACATGCAACAACAACTCGACACCCTCGTCGAGAAGCAGGTCACCCCGCCGGTCATCGCCCCGGCAGACTTCGAGGAGCAGATCGATCTCAGGGCGCGAGGCATCACCTACGCCCCGGACATGAGCAATGCCCCCCGCTACTTCGGGGATCCCGGCAACTACATGGTGGGTGAGGACCGCACCGAGTTCAGAAAGCGACAGATCAACAACGCTTTCCACGTTGAACTCTTCCAGGCTTTAGCCTCGGTGCCCATCGGCAAAGAAATGACGGCAGAGGAGGTGCGGCAACGTCGCAACGACCGGCTCCCGAACTTCTCGCCGACCTTCGCCCGCAAGACCAGAGAACTGAACGATCCGATCTGTCGCCAGATCTTCTCGATCCTCCTCGGGCTGGGCGCATTCCCCCCGGCTCCGAAGCAACTGGTGCAGGATCTCGGCGACGGGAACGTCTTCATCCCTCCCCCGAACATCGTCTACTCCAGCCGGATGGCACTCGCTCTCCAGACGATCCACAACGACGCTTTCCTCGACACTCTCAACCTGGCCGGTCAGATCGCGCAGTTCCGCCCCGAGGTGCTCGACAACCTCGACCTCGACGATGGGTTCCGCACCTACGCTCGCAACACCGGCTTGCTCGAATCGTCCCTCGTCTCGGAGGAGTTCCGCGACCAGATGCGGATGCAACGTGCAGAGGCGCAAGCACAGGCTGAGCAGGAGGCGGCAATGCTCGAAGAGGGTGACACGGTCGCGAAGCTGGCAAGTGCAACCCGATGAGCATCGACGACATCCTCTTCACCCCGCTACCTGGGGAGACATCTGAGGCATTCTCGGTCAGGATGGACGATACGAAGAGACTCTTCCGCAATGTCTTTGCCAACCAGCACGGGCACAAACTCATCAACATGCTGGTGCATGCGATCAACCCGACCCGCCCCAGGTTCGGGATTGGAGTGTCTCCTGAGATGGCAGCATTCCGAGACGGTCAGTGCGACGTCATCTTCACCCTTTTGACCCGTGGCACAAACCTCGGGGTGACAGCAACCAAACCAGAACCAACCACATGACCAGAGACGAAAAGAAAGATGCCCTCACCAACGAGGGGATCCAGTTCAAGGGGAACATCTCCAACGAGAACCTCGACAAACTCTACGCCGCGACCTTCCGCTCAGACACTGACAAGGCAGAGTCGCCTGTGCCGGTCGTCGCGCCCCAGCCTGCCGCATCCTCTGCGCCGGTCAAAGGGACGCAGCAACTGTCAAACCGGCAGATTGATTTCGAGGCATTCCTCGAAGCACACCAAGACAAGATGCTGGGTGACAAGACCCCAGTCGTCGTCGAGTGGGCAAGGGCAAACCTTTCACCCGATGAGTTCAAGGCCCGCTACGAAGGGAGGACTCTTCCGGTATGAGTGACCTTCTTTCCGCACCGGCATCGGCACCGGAACCAACAGGATCGACCGGCGATCCAGGCTCGTTCGGATCTCCCGGCATCATCGAGTCTACCGTCTCCCAACCCGGCAACGAACCATGGTATGGAGTCCTGCCGCCGGAAAGAGCAGACAGGCAACCGTTCCTTTCGCAATTCAAAAGCCGAGAGGCATTCGAGGACGCGTTCAAGGAGACAAAGGCAGCACTTTCGAAAAAGCTTGAAGGATACATCAAGCTTCCCGGCGACTCAGCGTCCCCGGAGGACCATGATGCCTTCCGCAAGGCACTCGGAGTCCCGGAGACCGCAGACCAATACGAGGTCACTGCCGAGGAGGTCAACGCGTTGCCAGGGTTCGACCCTGAGTCCCTCAAACCGTGGAAGGAGACTGCTCACTCACTCGGCCTTTCCAAGGACCAGTTCAACGGTCTCGTCGCCACACAGGCGAAGCTTGATGCGCAGGTGGTCGCGCAGACTGAGCAGGCAGAGCGCGCCCTCGCAAATGAGTGGGGAGACGACTTCGAGTTCCGAGTCGGCGACATCGAGTCGAGGGTCAGTGATGTGCTCGACCTGAGCCATACGATGCTCCCCCGTGTCGATGTGCTCCGCGCCCTCGACCTGCTCACGGCAGACTATCGCCCCGACTCGACCACCGTTGGGGGCAAGTCCTCTGCTTCAGTGAGTCTACAAGAGCAGATCCAGACGATCCTGGCGGATCCGAAGTATCGGTCAGGCGACTCTGCCATTCGCGAAAAGCTTCACTCTCTCTATCGCGAAGAGGCAGCAAGAGAAGCGGCGACCCGCAGATAATTCTAAGCATCTCGGTGCTTGTTCCCCGTCCTGGTTTGGTGGTTCTACCAGGGCGGGGATTTTTTTTGCATATTCCGCTTGCGCTTCACAACCTTGGCGCAAAACCCTGACATCAGTTCTTCAAATGGCCCTCAGGAATGGGGACTACCGGACGAAGGCACGCATACCAACGCGAGGCCCCCACCGGGACTACCAAGCAGTTCGGAGCATCTCCCAACTCTTACCCATTCCACAATTATGGCTACATCTGTCGCACATACCATTCCCGAAGAATTCCGTCGCGAATTCACGAACAATCTCGAACACGAGATCCAGCAACTTCACTCGAAGTTCGCTTCCCGCATCAAGGTCGAAGGTTTCGACGGCAAAGAGAACATCTACAACTCTCTTGAGCCTCGCGAGTTCAAGACTCGATCCGGTCGTCTCCAGCAGTCCGCTCCGACCGAGGCTGAGCTTCACGCCCGCAAACTGACGAAGGTGCCGTTCTACGATCAGGCGATCTTCGACAAGTGGGACAAGGAGTTTCTTGGGAAGTTGGCCTTGCCCGACTCCGAGACCATCCAGGCCATGAAAGCGGCATATGCCCGACTGATCGATACCCAAGTCTGCCTTGCTGCGGGCGCGACGGTTTACGGTGGTCAGGAACCCTACATCACCGCCATCGACCTCCCCGAAGAGCAGAAGGTCTCTGTCAGCACCGGAACTGCGAACTCGCACCTCAACACCGCAAAGCTTCGCGCCGCGATGAAGATCTTCGAGGAGAACGACATCTACCCCGAAGAGGAGGACATCATCCTCGCGATGAACCCCAAGGCCAAAGACGAACTCATTGCCGAACTTGAAAGCGGCACCAATGACGTCTGGTCGAACTTGATCGGTCGTTGGCTCGAAGGCAAGGACTCGAAGCTTTTCGGGTTCACCACCGTGATGACCAACCGGATCGAGAAACTGACCGGCAACATCGATACCCTCTTTGCCTACTCGGCGAAGCGAGGCATCTACATGGCACCTGAGAAACTGGAAGTTCACATGGATGTCCTCCCGACCCAGCAGCATGCGCTCCAGATCTCTGCCTACGCGACCCTCGGGTTCATGCGCCGGTTCGAGAAGGGAGTCGTCACCATCGCTTGCGACCGAGACTACACCACTCCCTGATCGGACATCTGAACTTCAACACTGAAAGGAAACCAATCTCATGGCATCTCAAAACTCTACGGAACGAACAGCACAACTCGAATCTGCCTACAAGCGGGACGTGGTGGCGAACATGCGCCGCCTTCAAGCCAACTTGAAGATCGCTCACTTCGCCCCAATCACGATTGGACTTGCCGTCGCGTCTAATGACGACATCATCCTCGGCAAGGTCGGTTGCTCTGGGGTTCTCATCCCCGAACTCTCCAAGGTGGTCGGCGTGACCGGATCGGTCCTCGCAGGATTCACGATTGAGAAGGTGAGTGCTGACGGTACCGTCACCGCTATTTCGGGGGCAGGAACCTGCGCTACGGACGGGACTCCTGTTGGGTTCGCTCGAACTTCCGCCGACGTCCTCCAGTCGTTCGATGCGGATGACTACCTCCAGGTAACGATCACCGAGGCAGCAGCAACCGACCTTGCGGCGACCGACGTCATCGAGATCTACCTCGCCTTCTACTCGACTGACTCGGTGGGCTAACCTGCGCACCGGTTCACCTCCCTCACCTTCGGTTTATCCTGGGTGGGGGAGGTCTCTTTTCAAAACGCGGGATCGTCTATCGGTTAGGACGGAGGGTTCATATCCCTCAAGGAGGGGTTCGATTCCCCTTCCCGCAACTCCTGCCCGACGATGACCAACACCGATCTCGCGAACATGGCACTCTCCCGCCTGGGGGAGCCGCGAATCTCGGATATCGCCGAGAACTCACCTGCTGCCATCGCATGCCGGGAGAACCTTGAGATGGTGCGCGACTCGCTCCTGCGGCAGCATGCCTGGAACTTCGCCACGGGCCGCGCAGTGCTTACGGCAGGGACGACCCCAGCCTTTCGATGGGCATATGCCTACCCGGTCCCCAGTGACTTCCTGCGGCTCTCTACGCTCAACGGATCGCAGGCGAGCAAGATCGCCGATGAATACACCTTCGAGGGACGCTCGATCCTGACGGACGCGCAGGAGGCGAAGATCACCTATGTGAAGCGGATCACTGACCCAGGTCTGTTCGACCCGATCTTCGTCGAGGTCATGGTCTACCGACTCGCTTCAAGCATTGCGATGCCCCTCACCGCCGACATGGGCAAGCGGGACACGATGGAGATGCTCGCCGAGGCGAGGCTCCGCACTGCGACCTTCGTCGATGCCGGTGAGAGAAAGCACACCACTGCCGACCCGCTCGAAGGATTTGCCGCCCGCACCAGAGGTCTCGCCGACTGGTCGATCAACCCGCCCTTCCCTCCATTTGAGGCATGACCAAGACCGATCTTGCGAATAGGGCACTCTCACTCCTCGGGCAACCTGCGCTCAGCTACCTCGATGACGGCACCGCACCGGCACGCTCCATCGGCATCCACTTCGAGCCTGTCCGAGACTCGCTCCTCCGGGGGCACCCATGGGACTTCGCGACAGAGAGAGTCGAACTCTCCAAGTCTCCCGAGTCCCCTGCCTTCGAGTGGCAGTATCAGTTCCCCCTCCCGTCTGATTGCTTGCGGGTAGTGACCTTCAACCGGGTCGAGACCGCACGGTGCCAGACCTCCTTCGCCATCGAGGGCGGGATGCTTCTCACCAACTCAAGCTCAGCACATATCACCTATGTGCGGCAGGTGACCGACTGCTCACAGTTCGACTCGCTCTTCGCCGATGCCTTCGCGCACCACCTTGCTGCTGCCATCTGCATGGACGTCACCGGCAGTGACTCCCGCAGGAAAGACCTCATCGAGCAGGGACAGAAGATCGCCAAGGCGGCGCGATTCGTTGATGCCGGAACCGGAGCGAGGAGTGCGGACCCTCTCTCGACCGGCGGGTTTGGTCGGCACCAGAGACCGATGAACGGAGACTTCGATCACGTTCGGACGGTGATCGGCCCGACCGGTCCACCGGGAGCAGCATCCACTGTGCCTGGACCAACTGGACCTACAGGACCGCAGGGTCCAGCAGGACCACAGGGACTGACCGGCGCGACTGGTGCACAGGGACCAACAGGACCGCAGGGACCAGAAGGTGCGACTGGCATGCAAGGACCACTTGGACCGACTGGTCTTGATGGACAGAACGGCGGGGTGGCTGGACTCGCCTATCGTCGCGGGACAAACGGAGCGATTCCTACGGCGGGATTCTTTACGGTAAACAATAATGTGGTCAGTAGCGTCACCTTGCTAAGAATCGCGAAAAGTGACCAATACAGTCAGAACCACACGACATGGTTCAACGACATCGTTGTCGGACATTCGATCTACATCTCCGCATTCGACAAAGCCGCACAATTCAAAATCACTGCGAAAACGACGCAATCGACGTATGTCGATTTCACCGTCGTTGGATCAGGTGCCCTCGATGAGGATTTCACCACGCCTCCGCTCCACGGGATCATCGCGGGAACAGGTGGACCGCAGGGACCGCAGGGAATCCAAGGACTCACGGGTCCACAGGGAATCCAAGGACAAACGGGTCCACAGGGACCAGTATCGACCGTTCCGGGACCGACTGGACCAACAGGACCGCAGGGAATTCAAGGACTCACAGGACCGCAGGGTCCACAGGGACTCACAGGACCAACGGGACTCACGGGACCGCAGGGTCCAGAGGGACCAGCATCGAACGTGGCGGGACCGCAGGGTCCACAGGGACTCACAGGACCACAGGGACTGCGGGGACTTACCGGTCCACAGGGACCGGAGGGACCACAGGGACCGACTGGACCTCAAGGCCCGGAAGGTGGACCTCCTGGTCCTGCCGGTCCTGCCGGTCCTCCCGGTCCCCCAGGGGCTACCATCTTGACACCCCTCATCACCTGGGTCAATTCATCGGGACTCGATTCGACCGGAGTCGTTGGGAATCCCTCCTACCCATTCCTAACGGCACAAGCGGCGTGGAATGCGGGGGCGAGGAACATCGAGCTGGGTGCTGGCAACTACACGATCACCTACTACTCGATAGGAGACTCCGAAGAAATCGTTCGCATCAGAGGACTGAGCAGACTTCAAACAACCCTCACGATAAATTGGTCAGGCTTAACCCCCGGTCCTTTTGAACCGGGCTATACCCCGAAGAAACCGGTGCTCATAAGTGATAGATCAGTGGCGATTACATTGAATCTCATCGGCACTTCTGCGACTGGGGGCAATAACGATGGAGGATCCACTCCAACGTATAAACTTTTCGGATGCTACCTTGCCTCTATCACCTTTACAGCAGGATCGGGAACAGATTCCGCGGCGAATGGAACTGTTGGTAGCGGGGTCTTTTATTGGTGTGAAATCCAAGGAACCGTCCCAGTTGCGTCCTCCGCGCAATTTTATGCAACGCTTGAAAACAACTTTTTCCGCACTCCGCTCCTTAGTAATATAGTTCCTGCTCCGCATGCTTCAACTCATGTCACCGGAGGCAACGACAAGATCAGAGACGCTACGGCAAGCCAAGACGGTCTGATGACTGCGGCATATGCTGCAAAGCTTGATGGCATACCACCATCAATCGTTTATATGCTCACCGATAATATAGTAACCAGCTCCGTAAACGGTGTGGGACTTCTCCCTATCATTATAATCCAGCCAAATGAAAAAATGCTTGTTGAGGTGATTGGCTATCGCAGCACTACTTCAACAACTTCTGGGATGTTTGTGCGTTTTGACGGGCCAACAACTGGATCGCCGTACGTGCAATATGGAATTGAGCATTGGACGGCAACAAGCGTTTCAAGAACATCACTTACAGCAAGCTCATTTTTTTCACAGGCTTTAGAAGGAGCGGGTTCTACTGAGGTGCTTCCCTTTAGAGCGTATGCAACAGTTATAAATGGATCATCCATTGGGCAAATTAACGTGCGATTAGGATCAGAAAGCGGTGGAAGTTTAACAGTGCTTAAAGGGGCGGTGGTGCGACTTACGAGAATCCCATAACGGATATGATTTCAATCCACGACATCCTTTCCTATGCCTTCCCCGACAGGGGCGGATGGACCGTCTACGGCAACACAATTATCGCCGGTGATGATGGCACCGTCCCGACGTTGGAGGAAATCGAGACCCATCGGGAAGCGGCAGAAGCGGCGCATGCCGTAGCCTCTGCGCTCGCCGCGACCCAGGCCGCCAGAGCGGCGATGATCCTCACCCGCGCCCAGTTCGGGGAGATGCTCATTCGCCGCGGCATCAAAGCCACCGTCCTTGCTGCCATTGCTGCGATCCCGGACCAGACCGAGCGGGAGATCATGACCGAATGGTTTGAATATGCGCCCACCGTGCGCAGGACTTCCCCGAAGGTCGAGGCAATCCGGCAGCAGTTGCTGATCGATGAAGGAGACGTAGACACCTGGTTCGAGGAGGCGATGACCTACGAATAATTATGAGCATACACGTTCACCGAAATTCGTTCAACGCAGGCGAGATCTCACCTCTCATGGATGCCCGTGTCGATGACGCGAAGCACCCGTTCTCCTGCCGTAAGCTTGAAAACTTCATCCCTCGGGTCTATGGGGGAGCGTTCCGGCGACCTGGCACGATGTATCTGGGGACGCTTCCAACCGTTGCATCTTGGACTGAGCGAACGCAGCGTCATGCAAGCAACCTGCTCTATGGTGGTGATAACACAGTCCCGAATACGAGTTATGACAACCGGTTTAATTACGAGATCGGAAGTCTTTTGGTGCGGGATGTTGCAATTCCATATCTTGCTAGTTCCGTAACCGCAAGTTCTGCGACATGGTCACAGCAGGGACTGCGGCATGACATGCAGGCAGTTGGAATTCCAGGCAACGCGCAAAACTCAAGCGTTGGATACGGACTCAACTCCCTCTGGAGAATCATGCCAGCAGGAACGCTCTACAAATGCACTGTCATCGGCCCATCGACCGCAACATGGGTGCAGGTAACGCAACTTTCCGTCCTCAACGCCACAACTATTCCAACTACGAGCAACAACTCCAGCCAAGGATATGTGAATAATTCTCTATGGTTCATACCGGAAAGCGGGGCATTGTATGTCTGCACAAACGCCTCCGCAGGAACTTGGAGCAGGGTCGTCAATGCAGTTGGGAAGTTTATTCCGAACCAATACGACGACAGAACCAAAGGGTATATTGAAGATTCATCCATTGCGTATTACAAAGGGTTTGCGTGGAAATGCACTGACGACACTGCAAATGCCGCAAAATGGATTCCATTGAACGTAAAGCATTCAATGGAGGAAACTCGAAAACCCGATTCGTTTGACAATGGTGGAGACGGATTTGTTGACAATTCGGTTTGGGTGTGGCGCACCCGAACGCTCTATAAATGCACAAGTGCAGCTACTAATGCAGCTATATGGGCAATCGTTACTGGAAAGCACAACCTGACATCGACGAGATATCCCATTGGATCTGACGGGACAAATGCTGGGTATGCCGTAGGCTCGTTCTGGGTGGATACCCAAAGGTATAAAGCCTACGAACTTACTTCCGCGAACGTCAACACCCCTGCGCGATTTGTTGACTTCAACCTAAGCGCAACGGAAAGGCGTGTCATCGAGATGCGGGACGGGTTCATCCGAATCTGGAATGACAATGGTGCGTTGGTGGAGGACGTGAGCAACAACCCTGGTAACCCGTTGGTGCTGGTGACGCCCTACTCAGCCTCTCAAATCTTTGACGTCCAGATCGCACAGATCGGCAACCTCGCGTATTTTTGCCATCCGCAACATCCGCCGCAAAAGCTTGAAAGGACGTTTGTCGTATCCTACTTTTCGGAATCTTTTACCTGGTCGAAGGTAAACTGGTCCTTCCCAGCATTTCGCGATATCAACAACTCAGTGGTAACTGCCGCACCGTCAGTTGCGTCCACGGGATTGACGCAGATTCGTTTTACTGCCAGTCCTTTTACTGAAACGCTTGATACATCAGAATACACGGGTGCGAGAATTCTTCTTTCACAACGAAGGTCTGCGTCTCAGGTTCCATGTAGCCTCGCAGATTCAACGATTTCCTCCGCGCTCTCGGTCCTCGGGGACTACACGGTCTACACCTATGGTGTGGCAGTAGGAACTCTGATCCTAAAAGCCAAGGACAACGCTGGAGCATGGGTGCCGCTCAAGACGTTTCAGTTCTCAGGCGAGGCAAACGGGAGGCAGATCGTTTACACCTCATCGACCGAAAAGGCGACAGATCTGCGACTTGAGTTCATCGAGGATGGGACCACAAGTGCTGGCATTGCCTACCTCGAAGCAGGCGACTCTCGCCGGGTCGGCTACGCCCGCATCCTCAATGGCATCACCTTTGATGGGACTCCTTTGGTGGATTGCCAAATTGAATTGCCGTTTGACTCGACCAACGCAACGACTGAGTGGGCAATCGAGGCATGGGCCGAGTATGCCGGTTATCCTCGGGCGGTCTGCTTCCATGAGCAGAGACTCTGGTTCGGTGGAACCGAACTCCAGCCCAACACGATCTGGGCATCGGCGACCGGCGACTACGAGAACTTTCGCCGGGGAGCGTTCGACTCGGATGCTCTCTCGTTCACTCTCGCCGCGCAGGAGGGGAGCGCGATCCAGAGCATGGTCTCGCACGACTCCCTCATCATCTTCACGCAGTCAGAGGAGTGGACCGCATCGACCTCCCAGCAGACTGCGATTACCCCGTCGAATATCTTCGTCCGTCGCCAGTCCCGATTCGGATCGACCCACAAGCAGGCATTCGTCGCGGCGAACAACTTGCTTTTCATCCAGAGGGGCGCAAGAAAGGTTCGGCAGTTCACCTACGGAGGTGGAGGAGGCGAAGGTCAAGCCTCGGACCTGACGGTGCTCGCCGAGCACGTTACGAAGTCTGGAATCAAGCAGATGGCATTCCAGCAGCAACCCGACCCGATTATGTGGTGCGTCAGGACGGACGGAACCCTGCTCAGCCTCACCTACGAACCTGACCAGAACGTCATTGCCTGGGCGAGGCACACCTCGGGCACCGGTCTCTTTGAGTCGGTCGCAGTCATCTACGGAGACGAGGGAGACTCCGACCAGGTCTGGTTTGTGGTCAATCGTGGCGGCACCCGTTTCATCGAGCGTTTCGACCCCGACCACTTCGCCAAGCTCGACAACGACGACGTCACCCGGCTCGTCTTCGTTGACTCTGCGGTCATCACCGAGGGCACCAACATCACCACCGCTACGGGACTCGACCACCTCGAAGGCAGGACGGTGGACATCCTCGCAGACGGTGGAGTCGAACCATCCGCCGCAGTGACGTCAGGCGACGTCACAATCGTTGACGCAGCAGATGTCATCATCGCGGGACTTCCCTACGTCTCGAAGCTGCAACCCTCGAAGATCGAGATTTCCAGCAGTGACATCGGCACGGCACAGGGGCGGAAGCACGTTGCCAAGAGGGCGACGATCAACCTCTGGAAGACCTACGGTGCGCAGTATGCCGATGACCCTGACGAGACCGGCGACAAGTGGTTCTACATCCTCGGTCGATCCACCGAAACGCTCAACGGATCACCGGAGGATCTTTTCACTGGGATGGTTGACATCAGCAACCTTGGCGCACACAAGACCTCTGTCGATTTCACGATTCGGCAAACCCTGCCGCTCCCGTGCAACATCCTCGCGATCATCCCTAAAATCGAGATCACCGGCACCTGATGCGTATTCTTTCAACACTCATCAGTGCAGTCGGATCAAGCCTGGGGATCCTCGGTCAACTCGGGTCCGCGAACCTCTACGATCAGATCTCTGAACTCAACTACCAGGCCGATCTGTCCAACGCAAATGCGCAACGCAGTTCAACCCTGACGGGACTGCGCCTCGACCGGATCGGGATCGGCATACAGAAAACTGCGGCGCAAACGAACCTGCGCCTTGCCCTTGCCGAGACCGAAGCACAGAGGAGGAATGCGGAGAGGCTCCGATCCTTTGCGGAGGCGAAGACATCGACGAGTCGAGAATCGATCCGCCGGAAGATGCGGACGTTCGATGAGTTCCGGTCGAGCCAGAGGGCAGCAGTTGCGGCATCAGGCGTGACTGCGTCAGGATCCGCCCTCGAAGTGATGGCAGAGTCGGCGGCACAGTTCCGACTCGCAGTGCAGGACGAGCACGATCAGGCGAACTTCGACCGAAACGCGACCCTCGATCAGGCGACGATGATGGAACTCGACTCGAACCGTGGAGCAGTTCGGGCACGGGCAGACTTCGGGATTTCCCAAAGGGGGGCGAGACTCTCCTCGGCAGCAATTCGACTGGGACGACTGGGAGCGCAGACCGCATTCCAATCCGCCCGCATGCAGGCTGAGATTCGCCGCATGTCAGGGGCAGACCAAGCACAGGGGCAACGCCTCGGCGCAGTCAGCACTGCCCTCTCCGGGGTCGGAGGGTTTATCGACAACAAATTCACCTCGAACTACCTGGGCATGGGCAAGGTGCCTTCTGCCTACGCGAAGCAAGTCGGGGGGGGAATCTTCAGACCATGACGATAGCAAACTACACGATGAACGAAATCGAAGAGAACTCCTTCATGGACGCGATGGACCGGATCAATAAAGCCGGGTCCGCACTGCGGGTGATTGCATGGGCACTCGGACTGATGGCAGTTGCCGGGGTCTCTGTCTTTGGCTGGGTGTGGACGGTGAACGACGTCCAGAAAACCCATGAGGTCGAGATCCAAGACATCAAGCCCAGGGTGACTGCGATGGAGGCGAGAGCGATCAGAACCGACGCTTCACCACCGGTCTCGCGAGAGCAATTCTACGAACTCGACAAGAGGCTCGACCGCATGGAGCAGGGGGCGATAACGCTCAAGGAGCAGAACTCGATAATCCTCCAAGAACTCCGAAACCTGCAAGGAAAGCCCTGACCCATGCCCATCGTCCCACAGTATCGCGCAGAAGGACCGGCGAACCCGGTCTCCCCCGCACTTGAGTCGGTGCAACGGGAGCGAGTGGACGCATCAACTGCGCTCCGGGGTCTTGCCAATCTCTCCAGTGCCGTAGACGATGCGGCGGCACCTATCCCGAATGCTCCCCAGGATCTGGGACAGGCGACCATGAGAGGACTCTCTGCGGTCGGCGCAGGAGTGAAGGATGTGGGGAAGGCAGTGTTCGATGTGCAGGAGCGGATCGCGAGGGCGTGGAACTTTACGAAACTGTCCGAGGCGCAGGATGTCATGGATGCTGCCGTCGCCGACTTCCAGAAGTTCAAACTGTCGGAGCCTGATCCCACCAAGTGGGGGACCGAGTGGTCGAACCGATTCGAGAAAGTGCGCGGGCAATTGCTCTCCGGCGATCTTTCGCCTGCCGCAAAGGAGGAAATCAACCAGAGGGTCGTCACCTTCGGCACCCGGTTTGGACTCAACGTCGATCTCGACGCACAGAAGGAGATCATCGGTCGAGCACGGGACGCATCAGTCGCGGAACTCTGGCGAGCGGCGAAGGCAGGCGACCTGGTAGGGGCGCAGGCAATCGTAGACACGGTTGTCGCGGAGGGATGGGAAGGTGAGGACTGGGCAGTGCGGACGATGTGGGACATCGAGGACAAGGTCCGAGGCGACAACATCGAATCTGCTCGAATGCAGGCAGAGACTGCTGCGATCCGGGGCGACTATGCTTTGGGTCGCTCGATCATAGAGCAGACACAATGGGAGACCCCTGAGGAGCGAGACAACGAACTCGCGAAGTATGATGCGAGAGAAGGGGCGATAAGTCTCGGCAACTCGATCAACACCAGACTCCAAGATGGAGAGGATCCGACCGCAGTTCTCGCCGAGATGCAGGCGAAGGATGCCGATGGGAACTTCCTCCACCACCAGAACTTGCCACCAAGTGCGAGAAGCGAACTCATCGGAGACCTCTACAAACAGGTGCTCACCGAACGTGACGCCCGAGTGGCGGGTGCTGATGAAGGGATTGCGGCAAACACGATCAAGAATGAGGAGCAACTCATGGCGCAACTCGAAGGGACCGGCGCAGATGAGACCACCGTCGCGCTCCTCCGAAAGAAACTGAATAAGGAGCGGGTCAACACCGAGGAGGAGATCGTCTCTCTACAACTCAAGGTCTCCAACTACAACCCAGCAAACGACCCAGATGGGGTCGCATACCAATCGATCCGAAGGCAGGTCGAGATCGTCCTCGGGGGAGAGGCTCGACCTCCACTGCTTGGCACTGATCCGCGACGAGACAAGATTATTACCATGCTCGACCGGCTCCGCTCCGGTGAGCGTCTCACTCCGGGAGAGGAGGTGAAGAAGCAGGCACTGGCGAGTGTCCGAGATACGGTCGAGGCAGGAGGAGCGTGGCAGATCCCGTCCGAGAGGATCAAGGAGATGCCTCTCGAAGATGGCACAACGGTCTTCGTCGATACCGGAGCCGACATCAAGCCGGATGAGGAAGGCTACTTCGAGGAGAAACCTGGGAAGATCAAG